CCTAGGTGTTGATTCTCAGATGCGGATCTTAGCGACGAATCCGAGAGCCTTCGAGGCGACCGGGAATATCTGCTCGGCCTTCAGGATGGCGACGATTCCGACGAATGAGCCCACAGCGCCCACCACAGCATCCGGACTGGGGCAGAAGCGGCGCCGTTTGGCGTCCTGGATCTGCTCCAGATCCTTGATGTTGCGGAGAGCGTGCGTGTAGGCCTCACTGTCGGGATCCATGCCGTCGATGAAGGAGTAAGCGTCATCCAGGGCGGACTTGGCGTTCGGTTTGTTGTCGGACATGGTGTTCCTTTCAAATGGGGGTATCATTATGGTCCATGTCTGATCCGCGTCTCAGGCGACCTCTGACACCTTGAGGGTGGCGGTGTCCTTCTTGGTCATGTCCTCAGCGGGAGTCTCGAGGGCGGCGTAGACCTCCTGGTTCTTGTGGTCCACATGGAGGACACCGTCGACCTTGGGCTCGTAGTTCTTCGACGCCAGACCCAGCAGGGCGCCCAGGAAGGTGTCGACGGCGGTGATGGTACCGACGACGGCCTCAGTGTGAGGGAACCCCCACAGGCCCGCCAGCGCCAGATAAAGGGTGGCGAGAGCAGGCAGCAGGATCTGTGCAATCCACTTCAGGGTGTTGTAGGTCTGATTCGACAGAGACAAAACGCTTGTCCTTCCTTCTGGTGTCCGGGAAATGGATGGGAAGCCTGTTCACGGCGTCCATGACCTTCTCGGCGGTCCCGTTGCCGCCGAAGGTGTGATAGGGCTGGTACAGATACTTCTGCAAGTCCTCGAACTCGTCGATCGTGATATAGCCCCGGGACAGATATGCCGTCCCCATGGCCACGATCTGATTGTGGGCCAGACCGAGCATCAGCTGAGTCTTGGCGTCGTGTCGCTCGGATCTCTTCTGGAGATATGCCCAGATCCCACTACTCGTGAGGACTGAGCCGAAAATGGTGATCACGAGCTCCAACATGGGTTGCATTCAGCCTCCGATGGACATGAGCGGGCGAACGCCGTACTTGCTGGTCCAGTCCGCCCATGAGACATGCCGCTGGTCGCCGTAATACAGGGCGAAGCGGTTCTTGGTGACCTGATCCCTGAGCCAGAACGACTCGCCCGAGAATGGGATCGGGTTGCCCAGACGAAAATAGCTGAGCTGACGCGCGATCGGCGCCACGTTGTTCTCGCCGCCATTGACGCGGGCGTGGACAAAGTTAGAGCCGAACATCTCGAACTCCGACGGGATTGTGACCTTCGGGTACTCCCAGCTCCAACTCTTCTCCGTCAGTTCCCAGGAATTATCCGTGTTCTCGAACTCGTGAGGCTCGAACACGGGGAAGGTCTTGAAGTCCGAGATATCGAACGCCTGAAGGGCGGAGGCGAAGCGCACCATGCCCTCGGCGTAATCGCGGCGCATCTTGGAGCCGTTCCAGCCCTTGTTGCACCAACCGGCCTCGCCGATGTTGTCGATTCCCAGATTCCGGTCGCTCATGATCGTGATCCGGTGCTGGTTCGTCCCGTTCGGGTGATCCAGATATCGATCGAAGTCAACGATGATCCACCGGCAGGTGTTATCGTTGAACTGCCAGTAGTCACCCAGCCATAGCCCATCGAACGTTCCGTTCCTGATGGCCATCTTCTGGGCGGCCGTGATGGTCTTGCCGAGGTTGTTGCCCCGGGTGATGACCTTCTTCAGATTCGGGTCGTTGTTGAAGGCGTTCAGGAAATCGAACTTGTTGTTCAGAGTGATCTGCTTGGGCTGCATGACACTCTGAGCCCATTGGGCGTTCTCAGAACCAGCCTTGCCTCGTAGATCGATGATCTCGAAGGCGGATGCGTCCTGGGCCCCCCTCGGAACACGTACAGCGGCGATGAGAACTTCGTAGTTGTCCGCTGTCTGGATCGGGTGTGGAATACCCTCGTTCGGATTCCCCTGGAGAGCCCGAATACCGGCGACGCGAACGTCCCTAGTGTTGTTGACCCGGATGTATATGGCGTCGTAGCGATCGCCGTCAGTACTGCCAGGGTTGAGGTTGTAGTACCGCTCCGCGTCGTTCTCGAGCCAGTGTCCCTTGAGCCAGGCACGACCGGACTGGATGATGATGGTCCGGCCGTTGCCCTTGACAACCTGGTAGGCGCGCCCCCAGTTCTGGAAGATGCCGTCGGAAATGACCCCGTCGAACATTCGGCCGAAGTCGTCCGCGGAGTACTTCCTGTCCCCGTTGATGGAGACGAAGAATCCTGATCTCTCTGTCATGTGATGTTCAACCCCGGTTTCGACTTCTGAATATCGGACAAGGACTCGAACGTCGGGTAGAAGACGTCTCCCTCCGAGTCCGAGGATGTACGGATATACTCGGTAACACGAGCGATGTCCTGCTGCCCGAACTCGTTCTGGATCTGCACGAAATCACCCAGGAAGAAGTCCTCGTTGTAGACATACATGGACTGCTGAGCGGCCTCACCCGAGAACATCTCGATTGGCATATGACGCCATAACTCAGTATTGCACTGCTCATGTATCTGGCGATGGATGGATTTGGGGTCGACCGTGGCCACGCCCTTGAACCCGTTGCCTGCCTGCATGTAGCCATTGGTGTGCTCGATCGAGGGCGACTGCAAATACCCCTCTCGAAGTCCAAGACCTTTTCGCCCGACGGTTACCGAGTTGTTCTGCATCATCGAGTCCCCACTCTCATCCAGGTATTCCTGGCCGTATTCACCATTGAAAATGAGGTTCTTCGGGACCGTGAATTTAACAGCGCCCGAGAATATCTTCGTTCTGGTGCCGACCTTGGACTTGAAGTACGTGGCCTTGGACAGGTTGTCGTACTTAGGAGAGAACACGACTGGGGGGCGTTCGCCTTGGTTGAATGTACGGTTAACGCCATTGTACGTGTAGCCGTACCAGTAATACGGGTCCTCGCCGTCGTATTCGATAGCCCATCCCGACATCGTCAGATCAGTCAGGTTCTGGACGATCTTGTACCAGGATCCCTCCATACTATAGGGATCCTTGTCGTAGTCCGGATGATTCGACCATTCGTGGGAATAATTCATCGGACGAACGTTACCGTTGCCGCTGACCTCGATGTTTCCGATGTCCATCGAGGACGTCGGACGACCGCAGCGAATCCCGTCGGGAAGCTCGTCAACCGAATACCATCCGAACCCTAGGACGTAACGCTCATGCGACGTATCAAGCGAGTCTCGCTGCTTGAACAGCAGGTTGGTGTAATGCTTGATGACGTCCTTGACCTTACCGCGAGTGCGCTCGTGCTTGCACAGAAGGGTTCCGTCCCACATCGGATACGGATGCATGACTCGACGGTCCAATATGGACTCAAGACTACGTCCGCTGACAGTCAGCAGGGATTCCTTGCCGTACTCCGTGTTGAGCTCGACCTGCTCAATAATCATGAGCTTGTTCGTGCCCTTGGTGTACAGGTAGTAGTCCAGCTGGTAAGTCCTCAGGTTCTCCAGGGTTCCGGGAACCACGAGCTTGAAGTCCCCGAATCCGTGGAATCGCTCGGTCCAGACGACAGACTTGTAGTCCTCGCAGATATGCTGGATGATCATGGATTCGTCCAACACGGCAAGATACATGTCACACCCCCTGGTAGAGAACGTCGGTTGAGAAGTATACGTCGGTCAGCGTCGGATCATTCATGGCGATCTGGAACTCGTTGACCCCCGGCCTCAGCTTAAGCCAGTCCGAGTTACGGTCCAGTGCCGCCAGGAACTTGTCCTTGCGATCGCCTCTGGTCCGGATGATGTACTTGGAGCCCACCCGGGAATTGACGGTGACGACGTCACCACCGACGATCGGGTCGACCTTGTAGTACGTCTTGTCGAGAAATGCTCCGGTGAGCTTGAAGGTATCTCTGGAGAAAGTCTCGGTGACCGTGATAGGGAGCTTGGCCCCTGGGCGGAACCGGAATATCATGGTGAATCCGGTCTCCACCTCACCCTTGTAGTCGATGACCGCGGACAGGACTCCACGATCCTTGGCGAACTCGAGCGAGGGGGAGGGCTCGTCCATGAAGTCGAACTCGAAAGTCCCGATGTCCCGCTTCCACTCGAGGTTCTGGTTCACCATTGTGTCAGCGTCATGCCAGTAGGCGTCCGGGCACAATATGCTGACGTTGATCTCCTCGTCCTTAGAGAAGATATCGGCCTCGACCGACTCGACGTAGCCCTCGGTCCTGACCCTGCGCTTGTCCGTGTTGACGTACACGGACAAGGGCTGCTTGATCTGGAACCAGGAGTATATGCGTTGACGGGTCGTCTCGATGTCGGGATGTGGCAACGGGCGGGGGGGTGTGTGTGTGGGTGTGCCTTCCCGTCCCCC